AGTAGTGGATCCTGCTTCTCTAGCGTAGGTCACACCGCCAGCCCTCTCATATACATAAGTTGCACCAGGTTTAAGGGTTCCCATTGTAAGCTATTCCGTACTGTTGGTACAGCCATTTTACAAATTCTTCTAATGTTTCAATCTCGTTGGCATCATAAATTTGATCTTTGATGTATGCATCAACACCAATCTTTACACGTTCTAAAAAATCTTTATCTTGCATCATTCCTCCTTAGGTACTAGTCTTGCATCAAACGCCATAACTGTCCTATGGCCTTGTCCATTCCACGGATATACGGTGTGTGGAAGGTGACTTGGAAACACAATAACAGTACCGGGCGTTGGTGAATATTTCCAAGTATCGTTCATAATAAACTTACTAACATCTTTAGTTTGAGGCAATCTAAATAAAATTTGACTGTCACTAGGTCTGCTATTAACGTCTAATTCTGGAGCACTGATATAGATATTGCCGCTGAGATTTCCGCCTGGATGACTATGCATTTCTTGATAATCGCCTTGATGTTGTCTTATAGTCCAGATGCTAGTTACTATTGGTTTACATAATTTTAAATCTTCTGTGCCTGATTGTTGACTGACAATTTCCATATAACCAGTACAAATAGTTTCTAACCATTTAACTAGCCAGCTAACATCAATGTTTAAGGCATTGGGATATACTTGTATCTGTTGCCCTCCACGAATACTAATCAACGGATTATTGGCATCATTAAGATCTGGACGGCTATGTAGCATTTCCGCTAGACTATAAATTTTACTAAACTCTACTGGAGGTACCGAGTCAATAGCCAGTACAGTTGGTTGAAAGTATGCTATTTTTAGTGTCATAGTATTTTATCTAATTGAATAATTTCGCTTTGACGGCTTATTTCTTTGACAAAATATGCACAGTCTGGTTTGTCGCCGAATCTTGTAGGAGTTGCTAGTAACTGTCCGTTTTTCATCTTTGGAAAGTACCACTTAACATCATTGTAAAAATTTATAATTTCAATCTTTTTAAAATTTAATTTAAAACTACTCAATGGATTAAACAATAATGCTTCAAATCCTCGGTCATTTAAACTGGTTAATGGTAATATTTCAATGTCACTGCTGCTTGAACTGTCACCGACTGCAATGCTCCAATCTAAGGGCATTGTAACTTCATCTTCGCCGATCCTTAAAACCATTGCAGGTGAATTAAAACTTTCTAAAAAAATTAAGGGCATAAAAAAGAAATCTGGTTCACTGGGATTACTATTATCTAGTACCGCGAATCTTGTATTTTCATCTACCTCATCTGGTAAATTGTTCAATGAGAACGTTTGGTTATCTAATGTTAATATTTGCATTGTTGTTATTTTTGCCAGTCTATCTTGTCCAACGTGAACGGATACTTAGCTTCCTTATAAAATTTCTTCCTTTGAGTGAGGTGACGTTTTGCATACTTACACGTCGACGTGATATCCCAGATCTGTACGAAGTCTTTGTCTTCTGCTTTTCTAATGCCTCGCCCAATGCTTTGTATAACGCGGACAAAGCTCTTTCCGGGTTCAAGAAGAACCAGATTAAAAATCCTTGGGATATTAATACCAACAGCGGCCACACCGTAAGTCGCCACAGTAACCTTGTTATCATTTGTTGCATGTTCTTTATATTCCTCTTTACGTTTTGATCCTTTGACTTCGCCGGATATAAACACTGCGTCATCAATCATTTCTGTTAGTAATTTGCCTGTGTCAATTCTATTAACTAAAATTAATGTATTACCTGTTTCTGCTAATTCTTTAACAAACCTGCTAATATAATTCATCCTGTCTACATTAGTGACAAGATATTTTAATTCGTCAGCATAGGATTTAAATTCAGGTAAATCTATTAACTGTAGGATGTTTACATGAAGATTACTCAGGATACCCATCTCTTGTAATTCATGTGCTTTAATGCCTCCTACTACTGGTCCAATACTAGCAAATATAGGTTCTGCTTCAAACGGATCTTTAGGAATAGTTCCTGTCAGCCCCCAACGAATAGGTGCGTTACATAAATTTTGTGTCAGCAAATTCTTTAATACTTCAGCCTTGGCCATGTGTACTTCGTCAACAATGACTGTTTCCACGCCATCTAGAAATTCTGCTAAAGTTAATATTTCTTGTTCGTAATTTTTACTTTTCTTATCTAATACATTAAGACTTTGCCAAGTGCATATCGTATGTGTTTTATTCAAATCTTTACGATCACCGTAATATACACCGACATCTAATCCAACGTTTACAAAATCTTCTTCTGTTTGTGTAACTAGATCTTTATTAGGAACTATCACAATAGTTCGACCATATTTTTCAGCAAGATAACTTAAAGTTGCTGTCATGATAGTTTTACCTGCACCAGTTGCTACTTCTTGCAATGACTGATTATTAGTTAAAAATCTATTGACAATTTCAACCTGATCGTCACGTAACATAATAGGTTGGCCAGCAAAGCGATGACCCACTGGCCATACCTTACCCATATCTGCCCAAAACGAGTTCGTAACTTCTTCAAACTCAATTTTGCTAGTTGTTCTTAGGTCATCTATTTCATCTATGTCAATACCGGAGTTAGTTAAAATTTCAAGAATTTTAGGTAGTTGACTCAAATACCCATTACCGCCCAGACCAAATAAAGTAGTCGTACCATCCCATCTACCAAGTTTATAGGCAGGATGATATTTCGCATACGGTGCTTCGTATTTGAAATTATTTGATAATTTACGACGAATTTCAACACTAAGACCTTCTAACTTAATATTAACTTCGTCTCTGATAATTAGCTTACAGGACATGTTCTTTTAATATAAAATCTGATAACGGTTGTTTTTCATTATAGTATACAATCAAATCACAATTATTGCAATACACTGAGGTTTTATTGTTCTTTAAATTATTTGTAAAACTAATCACAGACAAAGGTTGCCATTGTTTGCTGATAAAGAATTTTGGTAATTTTCCACTTATCACACAGGCAATTTTGGTATTTTCGTCAAGGTAAGCATTGAGTTGATTGTCAGCAATGTATTGATTAAATTCCTGACCTTTGCCGGTATTATCATGTCTAAAGTATACACCAATACCATCAGTGATATTATTTTTTCTTAATGCTGCGGTTAATTTTTTTAAGTCACTAATACTATTTTCTTCAGAAAATGCCGAAAAAACCACCATGATAGGAAACCTGTTTAATTCGACTAATGATGCAATAGTATCTTCTAATTTGAATAGATTAGGATCAATCCAAATTTTAGGTTGTTCTCTATCTGCAATAAAATTTGTTAAACCAACTTCTTTTACTTCCGGGAAAAATTCATACTGATATCGAATTTTTCGGTCTTGTAACCACAAATTTTCACTATTTTCTAATGGTCCTACTTCTTCTGATAATTTTGTTAGTAGTCGAAAGTTACTAGTTGACTCAATATTGAATTTTTTTGTAAAATCGTGTTTGTTCCAACTTTTTATGGTATTGTAAAATTCTAAAATTTCATTGGAGATGGTAAAATTTTGTGATTTTAAGGTTTCCACTACCACTACCACATTTTTTTCAGTCAACGGCATGCTAAATTTTCTATTTGTGTCAAACATCAAAATGCCATCACATTTAGATTGCATATTTTTTACAATTTTGAGTAGATTAGCAGAATAGGTAAATGTAATGTCTATAGTCTTGTCACCGTTGTCGGTGGTTTTTATGGAAATTTCTCTAATTTGCTCTATGTGTCTAAAAATCCGTGACCAGCGTGGTGATTGCAAAAGGGATTCGAGATTATCTCCGAGAAATTGGAGACTAGACAAATTTTCTTTGAGAATTTTTACTAATAAATTTGCCTGATTTTCAGAAATAAATTCAGGACTTTTAACTAGATGAGAAATATTCCGTAAAATACGAAAATCTCGTCTAGAAATTTGCGGATCTAATTTTTCAAATCCGTATTGTGATATTTCTGTTAATAACTGATCAACTGTGGTCATATTTTAATTGTAACACAATCAACTGACCGTGTCAAGAGATTATAAGGATGCGTCTTCCATTCCGGCTGTCCGCAATTTTATCACATTTGATAACTGCCATTGTTTAATATCTAGAGCTTTGATAATACCTAACCACTTGTTGCGTAGCAAGGCAAATTCGTTGATAATTTTTTCAAAATCAACAACGTCAGCCTCACCGTCCACGAACTTTTCACAGTCTCTGGAGGTTAAGGCCCGTTGATAATTTTCTAAGTACTTGCGAAAATGTTGGCTACGCAGCCGACGAAGCTCAATATTAAGATATTCAAGGACAGCTTCAATCTCTTGTAGCTGATTAAATCGTTGTTCCACGATGCCAGGCATATTGGCAGCTGCCTTCTCTATATTTCCCGCTATGCGAGCATCTACTTTTGCTGCCTGTAATTCGGCTTCGTAGTATTCCACAGCATCGGGTATATGACTTATGTCCTTGCTTATCTTAGTATACCACATAATTAGTCGTCGTCTTCGCCGTAGTCGTAATCTGGTTCTTCGTCTTCTGTTTCGTCAACATCTTGATCTAAATAATAACTAATAGCATCATCTAACATGTCGTCAAATCCGGCAGCAGCACGGATAGTACTATCACTAATGCCGTAGTCTGCTAACAAGTCGACAAATCGTTCTGCCGCAACATCTTGGGTTTTCTTATCAAGATACTCTTTGAACAGCATCCAGATATCTGCTATTTGATTCTCATTCATTTACTTCTATCTCCTCGGAAATGATAGGTGCTTTAGCTATGATATGGAATTTCTCCATTACCATATCTAATTTATCATCTTTCCATTCTTTTCTATAAAATTTATGTGCCTCTCCAGTTTCTGGATCAACCCACTCGAGTCTGTTGCCTGATTGTTTTAGTAATCCTGCTTTTTCAAACATATCCACTAATCCACTATAGGGATTCATGCCGGTTTCGTATGGAATTTTAACTTGTAGTGTTTCAAAAGGCTTTGCATAACGAGTTTTCATAATCTTACAAGCGGCACGAATACCGTTTACTTCCGAAACTTTGTTACCATCTTCGTCTTCTTTTAGTTTGAGCTTTTTCATAGCAACAACAATAGAACTTGCATAAACAAAGCCCTGGCCGCCTGAAATTTTGTCGTCTGGATCAAACATATCCTGACTTGCGTATGTGTGGTTAGTACAAACTAAACCAACATTGTAATTACCAAACATGTTAACACAATTACGAACAAGTGCTGTAAGTGCTTTAGGCTTACGACCCATGTCACCTTTTAAATCGCCTGCTTCAAACTGATTAACGTCAGTGGGAGTAAGCAACATACCAAGTGAGTCAATTACAAACAATACCTTAGGACGTTCTTCCATAGTCTTGTACTCTTTCATGAACTCGTTGATGGTTTTTGCCACGTCATCAATCATAGCCATGTTCAACTTAAGAAGTTTTTCTTCACTGGTATCTACACCTAGTGCGTGTAACCATTTCTCATCAAGTGCATTTTCACTGTCAATTAAGATACAGTAAATGCCTTGCTCTTGTGCGTTTTTAATAATGTTTCCAGAGCAAATATAGCTCTTGCCAGCACCTGATTCGCCGGCAAATACTGTGACCTTACCCAAAGGAATACCCTTGTTAAAGTCGCCGCTGATTAAGTAGTTTAGCGCAAAGTTACCAGTGCTAACCCAATCAGTGGGGTCGTTAAACCCTACACCTAAGCCGTCAATAGACTTAGTTAAGGTCTTACGAAATTTTGATAAATCGAAGGCTTTTGTAGCCATAGTTGTTCTCCTAAATGATTAAAGGGGGACCATGCCCCCTTTGCCTGATTACTTCTGACGATTACGGATCATTGCAAGAATGTCTTGCGCACGA